TTTGCAGGAGGACTTTCTGCATCTATATTTTTAGATAATACGCTTAGCGCAAACTTTATATAATCCTCTGGAGAGTTTTTGCTAGCATTCAATCTTAATGACGTAGTAAAAATATGTTTTTGTACACTAGAGAACTCCATGGAGTCGTTGGAAAAAGTTGTCATATTTCCTGGAACAACTAGGCATCTATCATAAAGTCTGGAGTTTTCATATCTAGTTTTTCTTTCATAAAAAGTAAAAGCTTCATTGTTAGAATTAATGAATAATGCATAAGCAGCAGAACCCGTTACTGGATCTAGGAATGTTGCAGAGCTAACGTTTCCAGATGTATCTGCAATGCTATCTGTTACAAGACTTATTGCGTTATCACTTTCTACTAATGATGCAGAAATATTTTTATAAACCCAACCTTCTGTTGTTAAGAAACCAGAAATAATTCTGCTATCGTAGTTAAGGGCTAAGCTATTGTTTGAGGATGGATATAGGGCAATCTCAGTCATTTGATATCTTTGGTCTGATGGTAGTTGACCTTTAAAAACAATTCTTTCTCTATCGTATGATGCTGTTCCTGTGTCAGAAGCACTAGCACTCCAGCTTGCTGGGGTAGCCGATGCAGAAGTAAATGTTTGAGAATAGGTTATTTGATTTGATGTTGTAGTATCAACTACATAAATGCCTTCTTTAATATCATTTGAAGTATTGGAGAGGCTAAAATCTATGGTTACTGAATCCCCCAACTTCATACCGTGGGGTCCAGCTAAATCAACTGTAACTACGCCATTGGTTTGTTGCCAGGAATCTATGTCAATAACAATGTTGTCACTAACTAGTCCACGAGAAGTCACTGGAATCCTAAAAGCCTCAAAATCCATTGATTGTTTTGTAGTGGATGACTGATCTGTCTCATCTAAATCTAAGGGAGTGGCTCCAACTCCTACTGAAATATAAGCTGCATACTCAGGAGATTGCCCCAAAAGATATTTAGTTATGATATTGTTTCCCTTATTAGTAATCATTTTCCCTCACACTATTAATTTTACCATCTGTTTCAATTTGTAGTTCAACAAATTCTGTTTCTTTTATATTTTCAAATTCAATTACAAGATTGTCTCCATCAAAATAAACGTTTGTCAAAAGGTTGCTTGGTGGAAGCAACTCATTACTTGAATAGAATTTATCTTGGGGTATTTTACTAACTAATTTAATTGAAAACTGATCAAAAATAGATTTGTAAGATGCTTTGTTTATAAGTATAAATGATGGGTCAAAGTCAATTGCTATCTTTTTTAAATTTATTATTGTAGAATATGACAGGTTTATTCCAGAAATAGTGTCGTGCCTAACTAGGTTTATTAAACTTGTTCCTCCAATATCTTGAAAAAGAAATTGTTCTATTTCTGCTACGCTCACAGATTGAGAGCTTATGTTTACAATATCTCTTGATGGAATCTTTATTGCATCTGTCATATTATTTCAACCACCTTAATTGATTGGCCTGGGCCGTCCAAGGATCTTGAATATGATATATCCTGAACGACAAACCTAGTCTCTGGATCAACATATTCTATTTCACCTGGCATCATATAGTCTATTGTAACAATGTCTCCAAGTTGCAAATGGGGCATTGGAAAGGTATTGATAACTATTTCTCTTCTGGGTTCCATAGTCTTCTCTATTAACCATCCCATTAAACTATTTGCATCATCTTCTGATTGAATATACATAGACTCTAAGCTAAACTCTTTTAGCCCGTACCTAGATCTGCTTGCTTTAATTTTATTATATTTTTGCAGACTAATGTTGGGAGAAGTAATTTCGTTACCTTGGTAAGAGGGGTCTGAATAATTAGAAAGTTTGTTAAAGTATTTATCTACAGATAAAACTTGTGTTGTATTCTGAGTAAAAGTTATCCCCAAGATCCTTAAATAATTTCCCGTAGTTTCGTCTAAGACAATTGCCTTGTCTGATGAATTAAATATTAAAAATTCTGATTCATACGCCCCTCCGTAAAATTTAGAAACTGTGTAGCCTCTATCGTTAGAAAATGTTTTAGCAATTTTTGAATAAAAAGAAGGGTAGGCTAGGTCATATTTAATGTTAAAATGGGCACACTCCCTCATGATTGTTCCAAACTCTTCAAAGTAAACTTTGTATTGAGTATTTGTATCTGGACTAATGCCTGTTAGGTATGTCGATTGAACCATTCCAGATATTGCGTATTTTCTAAGAAACTCACTGGTAGATATCCCATTCTCATCAAAGACATTATTGGTTTGAGATATTTGACTATTTGTATTTTTAGCAACAAGGTCATCTAGTGCATACATGTTTTCAAACATACAATGAGAGCTTCCTCTAACGAATAGAGCCATGGATGTGTTGATCGGTAATGGGCTTGTGTCATTAACTATTTGAATAAGTATGTTGTTTATGTATAAATAAAATCTTATTCCTCCCCCACTTAAAGATTCATATTCAATTGATAAGTCATAAACTGTAGACTCTTCAGTAGTAGCGATTCTGTCTTGACCAACAAAAAATCCAGAGTCAACAAGGATGTTTGACAACCCTCCCCAAAGTTTTATAGGGGTAGCTGGAGAATTAGCGGTGTCTCCAACTTTCACATTTTTATTTACTTTGTAAAATATTATATTATGCAGTGTTGAATTTATTTCTTCAGAATCATCTGCCAGAATATAGCTATCTATGTTTGTTTCATTTAGTGATGCAATCTCAAAATAATACCCGCTACCATTAGTTGGGTCTACCATAATACCCATTCCTCCAGAACTTGCATTTACACCAAATGAGCTTGGATTGCTTGGTGATTGCAAAGAAAAATAGTTACTTGATCCATTTGAGATTTGTCCAGAGTTTCTATTGACTTTTCCAATGATCCTCATCCTGGTTCCAAAACTTCTAAAAGAAAAATTAGTAGAGAGGTCCTTGTAAACATAAGAGACAAGATCTCTTGGGCTGGGAACAACTGGGTCTGATGCTGGACCAGTAATGACAAGTGCAGAAGATTGAACTGCCCCAGAGTCTGTTACTAAAAGATTATTTACTTCACCCTCAGCAAAAACTTTTGAAGACATGAAGTTTTTTATTATTCCATTTCTTTTAGACTTTCTAGCAACAGTATTTATTTCTGCTAGCTCAACTCTCTGTGTAGTGCTTATCACTGGATTAACTATGCTTGCCGTAGGCTTGTTAGAAAAAATAAGATCTGAATACATTTTTAAACCGTAGGTATTATCGTTGTCTGACCAATAGGGGTTAAGACCTGCGGAATGAAAAGTTATTTCTGTTCCAAATTGATTTCTTCCATGAACCCTTACATCTCCATTTTTTAATATTGCAGACTCATTTACATTTTCATAGTATGGCTCAGAGTATATTCTTACCCTACCCGTTGGAAACATCTTTCCATTAAAAGCTAGGCTGCCAAAGTACTTCTGATACTCTTGGTTGCTTGATATCCAAACTACTGGTTCAGCGGAAGATGGGACGGAGTATTCAACAGCATCAAATCTAATAATTTCTCCATTGGCGTATAAGTAACCTTGAAATCTTGGAAGCCAGTAAACGCTTTCTCCAAAATCAATAACGTTGTTAACTACTTGACGATTTGCAACATAAGGAGCACTTGCACTAATGGGGTTGTTTAATGCCATGGCTCCCAGGGCGTAGCCACTTGAGACCTTGTTAGCTTCGTTAATAGTCTTGGTTTCATCAGTTGCTGCAACCTCCCACAAAAGAACTGGCTTATACTTATAAACTCTTTCGGAATCTAGTTTTAGCATTGAAGATAGGCTAGAAACTTCTCTTTGAATATATCTGATGGTGTACATGATTTGTCCACTATTGATAATTCTTGTTTGATTATCTGAGATGGATTCAATGTTTGCAATCGTGTCATCGTTACCTAAAAGAATCATGTCGGTTTCTCTATCGGTAGCATCTGGGAATAGAAACTCTTTTGACATAACGATAAAATTATTGTATTCATCAAAGAACATTGCAGTTTGTGTAGCAACAGCCAGTCTTTGTAAGATCTCTGCAACGCTTACATTTGGTTCTACAAAAAAGAACGGAAGAATCGGGTCGTTTGCTGATGTAATATTTCTAAAAGAGTAATTACTAAATCCTATATAATCTAGCATTGTAGATATGGCATAAGTTAGAGTAGTTTCTTGGGTAAGAACACTTGGAGCATTTGTTGTTTCTAATCTAAAAAATAAATCTCTTAGGGGAATAGATATTGTTGAGTCTCCCCCAGATGGTCTTGGAAATTCTTCTGCATAAAAAGTTTTAATGGGAACATATTTATCATACCCGTTTACATTTAAAATTGTTTCGTATATAACAAACTTGGTATTTTGTCTTGCGTATTCAGATACAATACTTCCCGTCAAACCATTAAAGATATTAGCTTCTGTAAAAATGTTATTAAAGTTTGCAATGCTAATTGCTCCATTTGAAACTGAAAGAGATCCTACAGGAAGGCCCATGCTTTGATTTGCAATAGATTTTGTTATGTCAAATGACTCTGTATAATTTGAAAGGTTTACTACTAGTCTGGGAGATATTTCTATAACATCTAATGAAGAATCTGAAGAGTTCATTGTTTTTACAACCACTCTAATCCCCCTTATTTGTTCAAACTCTGTAAAAAAATTCTCTCCATTAACTGTGTAGTAGATTGGATCTGATGGCTCTGTTACTGTTCCATTAGTCTTAACGATAGTTTCTTCATATAAGGACCATCCATAACTAA